GCGCCTTTTTGCAACATTATAATATAATTTATTAGGAGGCCACTAATGTCAGAATCAAGAAGTAAACTAGAGCAAATTCTAGAACTTTTACTTGCAGAAGAGAACGAAAAAGCCGAAGAACTGCTACATGAGTATGTAGTTTCAAAAGCACGTTCAGAGTATGAAAAAGTTTTAGATGAAGCCGACGTTGAAGAAGAAGCAGTAGCAGAGTCAGATGAAGACGCAGAAGAGGCTGTTGAAGAGGCTGAGGAATCAGAAGACGAAGCAGTAGAAGAAGCGGAAGAGTCAGACGAAGAGGCTGTTGAAGAACAAGAAACAGAAGCAATCGACCAAAGTAACGATTTACTAGACGATATCCAGGATGCTGAAGAAGAAGTTGAAGCAGAAGAGGAAGGAAGTTTAGGCGAAGAGATGGACGACGAAGAAGATGAAGGCGGCGAAGAAGACGGCGACATCGAAGATAAAGTCGACGAACTCGAAGCAGAATTGGACGATCTTCGTGCAGAATTTGAAAAACTATTAGCCGACGACGACAAAGACGACAAGGACATGGGCGATGACGCAGAAATGGAATTAGACATGGATGACGACATGCCAGAAATGGAAGAAGAATCCATTGAATATGAAATTGACGAAACTGTCGATGAGGACGAAGCACTAGAAGAAGCAACTAAATTAAGCGATTCAGTAGCAGAACCTAAGGGCGGCGAAGCAGATAGCAACGAATCACCTTTTTCAAAAGCACCTAAGCAGTCAAAAGTTGAAGGAGCAGGCGAGCCTGTGAAAGCAAAAGATGGCGGCGAAGGCGTAAAAGGCGAAAGTGCTAAAGATCACACACCTTCAGACAACATTAAAGTAGAGCCTAAAAAGGCTTAATTGAAGGAGTAAATTGTAATGGCTGTAAGAAAACTCTATGAATATATGGCTCCAGACCACGCCGGTCTGAAACTTATGGAATCAGAAGATGGAAAAGACTTGTATATGTCAGGTCTTTTTATTCAAGGCGTAGTTGAGAATCAGAATGGTAGAGTTTATCCCAAAGAGGAGATTACTAGAGCCGTTAACAATATTAGAACAAGGCTAAGTAAAGGCGAAACTGTTTTAGGTGAGTTAGATCATCCAGAAGAGTTACAAATTAACTTAGATCGAGTAAGCCACATTATCACCGACATGCACGTTGAGGAAAATGATGGTATGGGTAAATTAAAAATCATAGAGACACCGATGGGTAATATTGCCAAAAGCCTTTTAAAGGCAGGGGCAAAATTAGGTGTTAGTAGTAGAGGAAGCGGTAACGTAAGTGAAAGCGGAAAAGTTTCCGACTTTGACATAGTTACAGTGGACATTGTGGCCCAGCCTAGTGCCCCAGATGCATATCCAAAGACAATCTATGAAAGTTTATTTAACATGAAAGGCGGTGAAACTGTTTATAGAACAGCAGAAGCCGTTACACACGATAAAAGTGCAGAAAAACATCTAATGAAAGAAATCACAGCATTCATTAGAGAATTAAACTTAAAGTAAGTAGGAGACTACTATGGCAGTGACATTTAACGAACTACTTGAAGGATCAGATTTAACTGAAGAAGTTAAGGCTGGAATTCAAGAGGCTTGGGAAGGCAAACTTTCAGAAGCAAGAGATCAGTTGACTGCAGAACTTAGAGAAGAGTTTGCTCAAAGATATGAGCATGACAAAGGTCAAATTGTTGAAGCAATGGACCGTTTTATCTCTGAAAAAGTAGAAGCAGAAATACAGGAACTTGCAGAAGATCGTAAGTCTTTAGCAGACCAACAAGTTAAGTATCGCAAGGCTGTCAGTGAACATGCTAAATTACTTGACAGATTTGTAACCGAACAGGTTGCTAAAGAAGTTAAGGAATTGAGAGCAGATAGGTCTCGTGTTGCAGATCACGTTGGCAAACTCGATGAGTTTGTTAGCGAACAACTTGCAGAAGAACTCAAAGAGTTCCACGAAGACAAGAAAGCACTTGTAGAGCAAAAAGTCAAAATGGTAAGAGAAGGCAAAAAGCAATTAGCAGAAGCCAAAAAAGATTTCATCGGTAAAGCGGCTGACAAAGTTGAAAACGTTGTCAACAAAGTTATTACAAATGAAGTCAAATCTTTCCGTGATGATATTACTGCGGCTCGCGAAAACGACTTTGGACGCAGGATTTTTGAAACCTTCGCTAACGAGTACACAACTAGTTACTTGAACGAAGCCAAAGAAATCAAACAAGTTCAAAAACAAATAGCCGAATTGGAACAAAAACTCAACGAAGCAAATGAAAAAATTGCTGATAAGGAAGATGCAACTAAGTTAGTTGAATCTAAACTTAAAGTTGCAGAAGATCGTTTCGAAAGAAAAGAGAAACTAAACGAGTTAATGGCACCATTAGGCAAAGAGAAGAAAGAAATCATGTCTGATTTACTTGAAAGTGTTAAAACAGATAACTTAGAGAAGCAATTCAATAAGTATCTTCCATCAGTTTTAGATGGTGAGACACCAAGAGTTAAAAAGACTATCACAGAGTCAGTTACAAAAGAACACACTGGTGATAAAAAGGCATCTGTAAATGCAGAGGCCGATGACAACACGGAAGTGGTCGAAATTGATCAAATCCGTAAATTAGCCGGACTTTCAAAATAATAGGAGTTAAGAAATGGCAAACTTATTTGAAAGCAACTGGTCCGCAACCAAAGATGCACTTATGGAAGGTCTTGAAGGCCAACGTAAGCAAACAATGGACGTGGTCCTCGAAAACGCAAAGAGACATTTGTCAGAGGCCGCTAGTCCAGGTGCAACTGGTGCAGGTTCAGTAGCAACATTAAACAAGGTAATGTTACCTTTGATCAGAAGGGTTATGCCCTCAGTGATCGCAAACGAACTTGTTGGTGTACAACCAATGAGTGGTCCAGTAGGACAAATCCACACACTAAGAGTCAGATATGCTGAAACTGGTGGTGGAGCAAGTGCAGGTGATGAGGCATTAAGTCCTTTCAAACTTGCAAATTCATATGCTGGTTCTCCAGATGCAACAGCATCTGCTGAGGGGAATCCAGGAAGAAAAATGTCAATCCAAATCTTAAAAGAAACTGTCGAAGCAAAGACAAGACGTTTAAGTGCTAGATGGACATTTGAAGCGGCTCAAGACGCAGAGTCAATGCACGGTGTCGACGTTGAAGCAGAAATTATGCAGGCTTTAGCACAAGAGATCGTTGTTGAAATCGACCAAGAAATTATTGGTTCACTTAGAACTTTAGCAGGTACTGGTTCAAACAGTATTGACTTCAGTTCATTAAGTGGTCAATCAGTATTCGTCGGTGACAGACATGCGGCTTTAGCAATTGAAATCAACAGAAGTGCAAACAGAATCGCCGCAAGAACAAGACGTGGTGCTGGTAACTATGTTGTTGTATCACCTGAAGCATTAACAATTCTTCAAAGTGCATCAACTTCAACATTTGCTAGAACAACAGAAGGTTCTTTCGAAGCACCTACAAACACTAAGTTTGTTGGTACATTGAACGGTACTGTTAAAGTTTTCGTTGATAACTATGCCGCTGACGGAACAGACGTTTTAGTTGGATACAAAGGTTCAAGTGAAACTGATGCGCCAGCATTCTATTGTCCTTACGTTCCATTGATGAGCACAGGTCCTGTAATGGATCCTGCAACTTTTGAACCAGTCGTGTCATTTATGACAAGATATGGATACAAAGAGTTGACAAATACTGCTTCATCTCTTGGTAACGCGGCAGACTATGTAGATCACATTAGTTTATCTAACGTAGCA